AGAAAACAGTAAGAAGGGCAAGCGAATTATTTTTCCAAAACAGTATGCAGAACAATGCAACCTTAGAACACGAAATGGAGATTAATAACTTGACTGTTGTTGAATCGTGGATTGTAGAAGATACTAAAATGGATAAAACCAACAAGTATGGTTTAAGTGTACCTAAGGGCACTTGGATGATCAGTATGAAAGTAGAAAACGAAGACGTTTGGAAGAACTACATAGAAACTGGCAAAGTAAAAGGTTTTAGCATAGAGGGTTTTTTCGCAGATAAAGCACAAGTAAAAGATCCAAGTTTAAAATCTGAATGGAGTAAAGAACTACAAGAGATAGAAGAAGCTGAGGCTGAATATATGCTCAGTAATATTAAGGCATTAATTAAGAAAGACAAAAGAACTAAGTCTGGTAAAAGAACAGAATTAGAAACATTTAATGACTATCCACAAGCGGTAAGTAATAATGCAAAGCGAGGTATAGAATTAAATAAAAAAGTAAATAATAAATGTGCTACACAAGTAGGTAAGATTCGTGCACAACAATTAGCTAACAAAGAAAACATTAGCGTTGAAACCTTAAAAAGAATGTACAGTTATTTAAGCAGAGCACAAGAGTATTATGATGAAAGCGACAAAGAAGCGTGTGGAACTATCTCATATTTATTGTGGGGTGGTAAAGCTGGTTTAAGATGGTCAGAAAGTAAATTAAAAAAGTTAGAAGCTGGAAAAAACACAAAAAGTCCTTGCTGGGATGGATATGAACAAAAAGGATGGCAAACAATAAACGGAAAAAGAAGACCTAATTGCGTAAAAAAGAAATAATATGAAAAAGAAAAGATTTAAAACACCAAGCAACACAAGTCCAAGCAATAGCAGAAGGGGTTGTTTATGTTCTGATAATACTTACAGCAGTAAATGTTGTGATGGAAGTTTGCAAGCTCAAGGGATAGGAAACGTAACTAAAACGTCAGAATAAAAATAAAGTTGCAAAAAAATATAACAGTTAACGTTTTCAAACGTTTATAGATATATACTCAAATTATGAAAGCAAACGACATACTAAACAAAATAAAAAATATTGTTGGTGAAAAAGTTGAACTTTCTGAAAACAAAATAGAAATGGCTGAAGTTACTTTAGAGAATGGAACTGTACTTGTTGCAGAATCGTTTGAAGCTGGTAATTCAATATTCATTAAAACAGAAGATGAGCAGATTGCTTTACCTGTTGGTGAATATGAATTAGAAAGTGGTAAAGTTTTGGCTGTTGTTGAAGAAGGTTTAATTGACAGTATTAAAGAAGCTGCTAAAGAAGAAGCAGCTGAAGAAGAACTTTCTGAGGAGTCTGAAGAAGTTGAAGAAACTGAATTGGAAGAAGAAGAAAAAGAAGAAATGAACTACGTTACTAAAGAAGAATTTGCATCTGCTGTTGAAGAAATCAAAGCAATGATAGACGAAAAACTTGGTAGCAAAGAAGAAATGAAGGAAGAAGCACAAGAAGAAGTTAAAGAAGAAAAAGAAGAACTTTCTGCTGTTGCTCCTGAACCTGTAAAACATAATCCTGAAGCTGAAGTTGATAATAAACTAAACTTTAAAATTTCTGAAAACAGAATTAAAACAACTAAAGACAGGGTTTTTGATAAAATTTTTAACAATAATTAATATAAAATAAAATGGCTAATAGTTTAAATAGTTTAGCGACTACATATGCTGGTGAGTTTGCGGGTAAATATTTATCTGCTGCTTTATTATCAGCTAACACAATTGATAAAGGTGGAATAGAAGTAAAACCTAATATCAAATTCAAATCAGTAATGAAAAAAGTAGCAACTGGTGCTGTAATAGCAAATGCAAGTTGTGATTTTACTAAGACTGACGATGCAGTAACAATAACTGAAAGAATCCTACAACCAGAGGAGTTTCAAGTAAACCTTGAATTTTGTAAAAAAGATTTTGCTGAGGATTGGGAAGCGGTTTCAATGGGTTATTCTGCATTTGATAATATGCCACCTAAATTTTCAGATTACATCATAGGTCATGTTGCTGGAATGGTTGCAGAAAAAACAGAACAAAATATCTGGGAAGGTACAAACGCTACTGCTGGAGAATTCGATGGCTTGGCTACTTTAGCTTTAGCTGATACTGATGTTCTTGATGTAACTGGAACAACTGTTGATGCTGCTAATGTTGTTGCTGAATTAGGTAAAATTGTTGATGCAATACCTTCTTCACTTTATGGTAAAGAAGATGTTCACATTTACATTTCACAAAACATAGCAAGATCTTACGTGAGAGCATTAGGTGGATTCGCTGCTACTAATAGTGGTGTAAACGCTCAGTCTCATATGTGGTACGGAGATGGCGCACTTTCTTTTGATGGTGTTAAATTATTCGTTGCAAATGGTCTTAATGACAATACTGCAATGGCTGCTCAGAAATCTAACTTATTCTTTGGAACTGGTTTACTTTCTGACATGAACGAAGTGAAATTGATAGACATGGCGGACATTGACGGATCACAGAACGTTAGAGTTGTAATGAGATATACAGCTGGTGTTCAATACGGAATTGGTTCTGATATTGTACTTTACCACGTTTAAGAAATAAAAAAATAACAAGGGGGCTGTAATGTCCCCTTAATTTAAAATTAATAACAAATGGCTTGCGATTTAACACAAGGTAGAAAAGTACCATGCAAAGACGTAATAGGCGGCATAGTTAGAGTTTACTTCATTGACTATGGAGACTTAGGCGCTGTAACTAAGGTTGACGATGAAATTACTGTACTTGCTGGGACTTTTAATGCTTATCAATACGATTTAAAAGGCACTAACAGTTTAGAAACTGCTATTACCTCAAGTAGAGAGAATGGAACAACATTCTTCGAAGAAACATTAACTTTAACTTTACCTAAGTTATCTAAAGAAGATAATAAGGAATTAAAACTCATGGCTTACGGAAGACCTCACATTGTTGTTGAGGACAGAAATGGTAATTGCATGTTAGCTGGCTTAGAGCATGGCATGGATGTTACAGGCGGTACAATTGCTACTGGCACTGCTTTCGGCGACATGAGCGGTTACACATTAACGCTTACAGGACAAGAGCTTGAACCAGCTAACTTTATTGCTGGAGCTATTGCTGGAAGTCCTTTTGAAACTGCTGCTACAGGAGCAACAATAGTTTTAGGTACAAATAGTTAAAAAAAGACGCGATTAATATAATTGTGTGATTCATAATATATAGTTTGATTGGAGGGGAGGAAGTGATTAGCCTCCCCTTTTTTATTTAAAAATATGCAAATATTAACTACAAGTGGCACACGAATTATTAACTTTATACCAAGAGAAACAATAACTGGTACTAAAACTTATAAATTAGTGATAAAGTCAGAGGCTCAAAATAAAGTTATATTAACAGATGATGCAGCAACATTTTCTGAACTGGATTACTATTACCAATATTCAACTACTCAAGCATTAGTTGAAAATAATTACTATACTATTACAATCACCAATACAACAGACAACGCAATAATTTTTAAAGACAAAATGTATTGTTCAGACCAAACACTTTCAGACTATGAAATTTCAAATGGTGTTTATATAGAACAAAGCACAGGAGACAATCAATTTGTACATTATGGATAACTTACACTTAATACAACTTAATCAATACGAACGACCTACTATTACAGAAGAACGTAATAAAGACTATGTATCAATAGGAGATAACAACGATTATTACCAATGTTTAATTGATGCTTATATGGATAGCACTACAAACAATGCAGTAATTAACGGAATAGTCAACCAGATATATGGCAAAGGATTAGATGCTACTGATTCATCTGAGAAGCCAGACCAGTATGCTCAAATGATGAGTTTAGTTAAACCTCACGATTTAAGAAATGTTTGTCAAGATCTTAAGTTATTAGGAGAAGCTGCCTTTCAAATTACTTACAATGGTAATAAGATATCAGCGATAACACATTTCCCAAGAGAAACGTTAAGAGCTGAAAAGATGAATGACAAAGGCGAAATAAAAAACTATTTTTATTCTGCTGATTGGTCTAAGGTTCAAAGAAATACTAAACTAAAAAAGTTTCCTGTTTTTGGTAGTGGTGGACAAAATGAAATTTATATTATTAAAAGATATGTCACAGGTTTCTACTACTATTCACCAGCTGACTACAATACATCTTACGCCACTTTAGAAAATGAAATCGCTTGTTATTTAATTAACGATACTCAAAATGGTTTTAGCGGAACTAAAGTTGTCAATTTTAACAATGGTGTTCCAGATAGAGAAAAGCAACTTGCTATAAAGAATGACGTAATGTCAAAACTAACTGGTAGTTATGGCGAGAAAGTGATTGTAGCATTTAACAACAATGCAGAAAGTAAAACGACTGTTGAGGATATACCACTAAATGATGCTCCAGCTCATTACGAATATTTAAGTACAGAATGTTCAAGAAAAATTATGTTAACTCACAGAGTGACATCACCATTGCTTTTAGGTTTATCTTCTGCTAATGGTTTCTCAAGTAATGCTGACGAAATAGAGAACGCCTCAAGACTTTTTAACAACGTAGTTATACAACCATACCAAAACCTTTTAATTGATAGCTTAGATACAATATTAGCAGTAAATGATATTAGTTTAAATCTTTACTTTAAAACTATTGAGCCTTTAGAGTTCATGGATTTAGAGAACGTTGAAGGCGAAGAAGCTATTGAAGAACAAACTGGCATTAAAGAAGAAGAAGAAAAAACCGCAGAACTCGAAATGATGGCTTTTAAGAGTATTTCAAGCAAGGATAGTGATAAACTACTACACGAAGCATTAAACGAGCTTAAAGGCGAAGTAATGGATTCGGAGCAATTTGAGATAGTTGACATTAGAGATGTAGACGAAGAAAATGAAAGCGTTGAAGATTGGGCAAGCTCAATGATTCAATTAAGCGATGTTGTAGATAGTAAAGAAGATGGTTTTTCTACTTTAGATAAATCAAAATATAAAGTCCGTTATAAATACGCTAAAGGTAGTAGTAGAGGTGGAAACAGCAGAGAGTTTTGTCAAGAAATGATGAACAGAACAAGAGCTGGTATTGTTTACAGATTAGAAGATATTGACAAAGCAAGCAGAGATATGAGCTTTGCAGCTGCTAAATTACCAATGCATAATGGGCAAAAGTATGATTTGTTTAAATTTAAAGGCGGTGTTTATTGCCGACACAAATGGCAACAAGTATTATATACTATAAAAAAAGGAAAAGAAGTTGGTAGTGATGACTTAGATGACTACAAAAAAACTAAATCAATTCCTAAAAGTTACGAACCAAAACCAAGAGGTAGAAAAGAAGCAAAAAAAGCTCCTGTTAATATGCCAAATAATGGACATCACCCAAATTACAAGAAATGAGTAAAGCACTATTTGTAACAAGACACGATATTTCAGTTTTTACTGCTGCTAATGGTAATATAGATAATGATAAACTATTGCCATTTATAAACCAAGCACAAGATATACATATACAGAATTATCTTGGAACAGATTTGTATAATAAAATACAAGCAGAAATTGTTGCTGGTACATTAGTTGACCCTTATTTAGCTTTGTTAAATGATTATATTAAGGATATGTTGCTACATTGGTCAATGGTAGAATACTTACCTTATGCTGGTGTTAATATTGCTAATGGTGGTATATACACAAAGAATCCTGAAAACAGCACAGCATTAACAAAAGAGCACGTAGATAGCTTAATTGAAAAAAGTAGAACAACAGCTCAGTTTTACACAAATAGATTTATTGATTATATGCAAAGTGGAATAGCACCTTCAAATTTTCCAGAATATTACAGTAACACACAAGCGGATATGTATCCAGATGACGTTGCAGATTTTGGTGGTTGGGTACTTTAAAAATAAAAACAAATGAGTGATACTTGGGGTAAAGGTTCAGTAAATAATAACATAGGTTGGGGACAAGCTGCTGGTAGTGCGACTAATGACTGGGGTAAATCTCAGAAAGATAGTTGGGCTGGTCAAACAGATATTGTTGGCATAACTTCTGTATCCATTACTTATTCATCAAGCGCATTTTGTTCTGACGCAAATGACCCAACTCCAACCATAAGCAACAACGCTGGTGCTGGAACTTTTAGTTCAACTGCTGGTTTAGTTTTTATTAGTACATCAACAGGTGAAATTGACATTTCTGGTTCAACTGCTGGTAGTTATGTAATTACTTATACAGATACAGATGCTGCTACTGCAACTTTTGATTTATCTATTAATACAATACCTACTGTGACAGTAAGTGCTTCTGCTGGTACTATTTGTGATGGTGAAAGCACAATATTAACTGCAAGTGGTGCTAATTCTTATACTTGGAGTAATGGCGGAACAGGAGCAAGCATAACAGTTTCACCAAATACAACAACTTTATTTACTGCAACAGGAACAGATTCTAATGGTTGCACAAGTTCAGGCGGAACAACAATTACTGTAAATGCTCAAGATAGTGCTGCTTTTAGTTATGCTGCAAGTGCTTTCTGTGCTAATGGTACAGACCCAACACCAACAATAACAGGAACTGCTGGTGGTGCTTTTACTTCTACTGCTGGAATAACTTTAAATAGTTCTACAGGTGAAATAGATTTGGATGCTTCTACAGTTGGAACTTATTCAATTACTTATACGACTACAGGAGTTTGTCCAGATAACCAAAGTACAAACATTACAATTAACGCTGCTGACAATGCTGCTTTTTCTTATTCTGCGAGCAGTTATGAACCAACAGATGCAGACCCAACACCAACTATAACAGGTTTAACAGGCGGAACGTTTAGCGGAACAACTGGTTTAGTAATTAATTCAACTACTGGTGAAATAGATTTAAGTGCTTCTACTGTTGCGAGTCATACTATTACTTATGATACTACTTCAAGTGGTTCAAGTGTTTGTCCAAATACATCTACACAAACTGTAGATATTGCTTTAGCTGGTATTGCTAATAATTACAGTATGAGCTTTGATGGTATTGATGATTATATAGATGCTGGAAATATTTCAGCACTAAACGGAGCTACGCAAGCAACTTGGTCTTGTTGGTATAGAAAAACAGCAACTGGTGCAATGTATTTTATGGGTACTTACGGAGGTGCTTCTGAAAGACAATTTCTTCCATATCAATTCAGTCAAAGTACAAATTCTAAAATGTATGTATATATGGGTAGTTCTGTTGGTACACAAAGATTAATGTTTCAAAATACTACAGACGCAGTAATTAATGTAAATACTTGGTATCACATGGCTTTTGTATATAACGAGTCTGAATTAAGCAATGCAGATAAGTTAAAATTCTATCTTGATGGAACACAAATAACCAATCAAACAGCTGGTTTTGCTTTGACTTCTTTAAATACTGTAACAAATAGTTTTATTATAGGAGCCCCACTTTCAGTGGAGAAGTTCACTGGAGACCTTGACGAAGTAGCAATCTGGAATACAGCTCTAACATCTACACAAGTACAAAGCATTTACGATGCAACAGACACTAATTTAACTAAAGACTTAACCACAGTATCAGGTTCAAACCTAATATACTGGAATAGAATGGGAGATTAATTATGAGTACACAGTTTACAAATAGACAATGGCGTTTGCCTAACAATGAGAATAAAGACAAGCAGAGTAACTATTCTATGGACTTTGATGGGAGTAGTTATATTAGCTGTGGAGATGTACCATTAGAAGGTGTTTACACTATTTCATTTTGGATAAACCCAGATGCTAGCCCAAGTAGTTTATATTTTTTACTTGACAAAACTGATGTTAGCCCTAGTATAAGCACAAGAGTAACTCAATCAAGTAACAACACAATAAGATTTCAAATTGGCTCTTCCAACTTTTCAAGCACAGATACCTTAACTAATAATAGTTGGAACAATGTTATTTTAATAGCTAACGGCTCGAGTTCTAAAATATATATAAATAATGGTACAGCCGCTATTGGAACTTTGGCAACTGCTCCTAATACAACTGATTCATTTTTTATAGGAACAGACAATGCACAACAAAGCGCATATTTTTTCAATGGACAAATAGATGGAGTAGCCATTTTTAACTACGCTCTTACAGATGGAACAGGTGGCACAGTTAATCAAATTGCTGCTCTTTATGGTTCAAGCTCTACTGGTATAGGAAACCCAATGTCGCTAAGTCCAGCTCCAGTTGCTTACTACCCTTTAGGTGACCAAGATGCGTTTAACGGAGCAGATTATTTAGTGCCTAATAGTTCTTTGAAAGATTATGTTTTTTCTTTTGATGCTGATTATATAGATACTTTTGAAATACCAGCAACCTACACTGCTTTAACATTGTCTTGTTGGGTTAATTTTGATAATCTAACAGCTTATAGTACTGTTTTAGGTCAATGGGTTAATAATTCTTTTGCAAATTCAACAGTTTTAATGTATCTTGATAATACAGGTAAAATACAAGTTTTATATAGTACTGGCTCATCATACACACGTGCTGGCCTTAATACAACACTATCTACTAATACTTGGTATAATTTAGTAACTACTTGGGATGGCACTACTGTTAAATTATATGTAAATTCTTTTTTGCAAACAACAACTGGCTCTTTATCTTCTTTAAACGATGCGAATGTTACTTTAAAGTTAGGAGCTTATAATTCTGGAGCAAGCACAATAAACCATCTTGATGGCAAACTTTCAAACGCTCAAATATTTAACTCAGCACTATCAGCAACAGGTTCTAACTCAGTAGAAACTCTTTACAATAATGGTTCTCCACTTACTTCAATGTCAGGATTTACTTCTTTGCAAGGTTGGTGGAAGTTAGATGCTTCTGCTACTTATGATGGTTCTGATTGGACTGTCCCTGATGACAGTTCTAATTCTAACGATGGCACAAGCTCAGGAATGACACAAGCGAATTTAGTACAAAGTGATTTAAGTTTTACAAGTGGTTATTCACCCTACGCACTTTTACTGGATGGAACAGATGATTATATAAATTGTGGTAATGATAGTAGTTTAGTTCCTTCATCTCAAATTACTTTAAGTTTATGGTTTAAAACAAGTGGCTCAGCAAGTGCAATCCCAAGATTAATTAATAAAAGTTATGGTGGTAGTCCTTATGATTCATACTTTATTAGAATAAATAATAATGTTCTAAATTTTAAAATTGGCGTTTCTTCTGCAAGTGTTCAAATATCTGGAACAACAAATGTAGTAGATGGAAATTGGCATAATGTTATTGGTACTTATGATGGTTCTCAATTGAAATTGTATTTAGATGGTAATTCAGAAGCAACCCCAATAAGTGAAACAAGAGCAATTATAGAAAACACTTCTTATAATTTAACTCTTGGTTGTGAGTTTGGTGCTTATGGTTTTAGTTGGCCATTTACAGGTTCTATGTCAAATGTATCTATCTGGAATGCTGGTTTAACATCTGCACAAGTAACAGAAATTTATAATGAAGGAGTGCCATCTAATCTAAACAACCATAGTGCCTATTCAAACTTAGTAAGCTGGTGGCAGTTAGGAAGCAACACGTCTTGGGTAGACCCTTACTGGATAGCTTTAGATGAAAAGGGAACTAAAAACGGAGAAAGCCAAAATGTAGCAGCTCCTAACAATATGGGTGAAAATGCTATCGTAGATGGTGTTGGTAGTTATGCCAACGGTTTGAGTTCTGGAATGTCAGACAATATAGTCGGCTCAGCTCCGTTTTCAGATGCAAATTCTCTATCGGTCAACATGGATGTAGAAGATAGAACAACAGACACACCAAGTTAAATAATATTAAATAAATAAAAATGAATAATAGAACATACATAATTTGTGATTTATCAGATAGCAACCTTGTGCTTTTTTCACAAGTAAACCAAAGCTCTGCTCAATCTGTAAGAAGGAATTTAGCTAATACTGAAATGGTTTTAAGTTACCAAGTTGAACCAAGTTTTATAACTGATGGAACTTTAACACCTTTAGGAGTATATACTCATGAAGAAATTTTAGTTATTTTAGCTGGCAGCGATTGGAGTGAACCAATGCCAGAATAATGAATTGCTTAAAAAGTATAAAGATGGATGATCACAGTATATTAATGGCTGTAACTGCTTTAATATCCGCAATAGGATTGAAAGAGGTTTGGAGTATATGGAAAAAGAAAATAGACATAACTGCTCAGAAAGATGAAAGAGAAGACAGTTTATACGCTCAACAAGTTGCTGTTCTTAGTAATAAGATACAACAGCTTGAAACAAAAATAGAGTTGTTAATTGAGGAAAATATACAGTTAAGAGTTAAGGTTGTGAAGATGGAAGCACGCTTAATCAATAGTGCTAAGAAAAAAGTAAATAAAAGAAAAGATGAGAAAAGTAAATAAAATAGTAATACATTGTACTGCTACCAAAGAAGGGCAGAACGTTAGTCCAGCTACTATAAAGAAGTGGCATTTAAACAGAGGTTTTTCAGACATTGGCTACCATTACATAATTGGTATTGAAGGGAAAATTAATTCTGGTAGACCAGTTTCTAAGATTGGTGCGCACGTGAAGAACGGTAATAGCGATAGCATTGGTCTTGCTTATGTTGGTGGTTTAGATCTTAATGGTAAAGAAAAAGACACAAGAACAGAAGCGCAAAAAGAATCATTAATTAAAATACTTAAAGTATTAAAAAACATTTATCCTAAAGCAAGTATTCATGGACATAGAGACTATTCACCTGACAAAGATGGCGATGGTGTAGAGGAACACGAATTTATGAAGCAGTGTCCTTGTTTTTCAGCTGAGGAAGAATATTTAGATTTACAACCAAAGTCATTTAAACCAAAAACCAAAAAAGTAAAAGAAAAACTAAATGGAAAAAAATCAAACTAACTTAGAAGACTTAATTAAAAGAATGGAAAACGTGCCAGTTCCAGAAAGAACTTGTAACATTGAGGATGAAAGTTGCGAAAGCTGTTCGGGGTGAAGAAACTACAAGACACTAAAATAGGGCAAATACTAAAAGAAAAAGCACCACAAGTTTTTGAGGTAGCAAAGAATCTTTTACCAGATAAAGGCTTGTTAGGAGTTGTTAAAAATTTAGTTAGTCAATCAAATATATCAAAAGAAGATAAAGAACAAATACATAAACAGCTTGTAGAGTTTTACGAGTTAGAGGTGCAAGACAGAGACAGCGCAAGAGATAGAGAGGTTAAAATGGCTGAGGCTGGTAGAAGTGACTGGATGATGAATGTAACAGGTGTTATTGGTTTAGCTTGTTTTGTTTTTATAATTTATGCAGTAGTGTATATACCACAGGTTTTAGACAATGAATTGTTTATACATTTGATGGGTATGGTAGAAGGTGTTGTTATTGGAAACATCTTTGCTTTTTACTACGGAACAAGCTCCAAAAAGTAATTAATAAATTTTTTTTATATATTTAACAAAAAAACTGTTAAATGAAATCACATAATAAAAGGTGGCGAGAAAAAGGTGCTAACCCAAAATACCGTTTAAATCCCGAAGAATCTGAAATTATTAATAATTACAGGAGAGCTAAAGAAGAATGCGAAAAAGAGGGTTTAGATCCTAAAACATTACATAGTGGCTGGATTAAAAACGAAAATGCGAGTTTATATTTTCAACAGCCTAAAGCTCAAGAACAAGACTTTAAAAAGTTATCTGAAGAACTTGTAGAAGAATTAAAACAATATTCTCCTGAATATCCTAAAATTAAAAGACCTAAAGAAATAGATGGTCATTTATTCTTTTGCTGTCCAAGCGATTTACATATTGGTAAATTATGCAAGAGCTTTGTTAGTGGTGAGGAGTATAACAGTCAAGTGGCAGTTATTAGAGCTTTAGAAGGTGTTAGAGGTTGCATTGAAAAAGCTAAAGGGTTTCATATAGATAAAGTTGTTTTCTTACTTTCTGGAGATCTTTTGCACGTTGATAGTTTTAAAAACACAACCACAAATAATACACCACAAGATACAGATGGATTATGGAGCGACAACTTTATGTTAGCAAAGCGATTAATGGTGGAGATTATAGAGCTGTTAATGCAATTGGCTGATGTTCATGTAATGTTTACTGCTGGTAATCACGATACTATATCAGGTTTTTTAATGGCTCAAATATTACAAACGCATTTTAGAAAGAGCAAAAACATTACTTGGGATATTAGTATGCAGATGCGTAAATATTACAAGTATCATAATGCTTTAATAGGTAGCACGCATGGCGATAAAATAAAATTAAACTTATTACCAATGCTTATGGCTGATGAATCTACTGACTGGAGCAATACTAAATACAGGTATATGTTTACTCAGCACGTTCATCATAAGGTAGGTAAAGACTTTATAGGTGTAAATATAGAAAGTTTACGAAGTCCAAGCGAGGCAGATGCTTGGCATCATAAAAGCGGTTACCAATCGAGTAATAATAAAGCAATAGAAAGTTTTATTTTTAGTAAATTTAATGGTCAGGTAGCCAGAATCACACACTTGTTTTAAGGGGAGAAGTAATTTTTTTTAAAAAAAAGATCTTAAAAGTTTTTTATTTATAATATATTATATTATATTTGAACTATCAAACTAATAAAAATGGATATATTTAATCAAAAAACACAAATCTTTACCGACTTAGAAGAACTAAGTCAATTAGCAAATAAAATAGATAAACAAAACGAAGAATTAATTAACTATATAAATAACAAATAATTATGAAAATCACATTAACACAATCGCAATTCGTATATGAATTTAATAAAATCAGACCTAACCATTTTAGCAGACAAGGCTTAGAATGTTTGTTTGACTTCTTTGAAGAACTTGACGAAGGTTCAGAAACAGAAACAGAATTTGATCCAATAGCAATATGTTGCGAGTGGCTTGAGTATGATAGCATCGAGGAGTTCTGGGATGAGTATGACAAAGACGATTACGAAGACATTGAAGCAATACAAGATATGACGCAAGTTATAGAGTTAAGTCATGGAGCATTTATAATATTACAATTTTAATTATGGAAGAAAAGAAACACATATACGTACACGAAACGCATACTATTTGGGCAGATCATGGAGAACTTAATTTAGAATGCGAGCAAGGAACTATTACCTTTAATATGCAATCATTATTTAATGACTTACCTATTTTTATGCAATATTGTATAAAAGATCAAGAAGAAAATAAAAAAGAAGTATTAAAACAAATAGAAATATTAACCAAAAAAATATGAGCTTTACAAACAAAAGTTTTTATGTACCCTCTGAAGATCTTGACGAGCTACATAAATTTCAAGAGAAATGCAAAAAGAATGGACATAGGTCTTATTCACAAGTATTAATTAACCTTATAAAAGAATACAACAGAAAATGATACCTTATCCACATCCGAATAATGAACACCACCATAACGAACAAATCAAAGAATGGTGGGCATACGAAACAACAAGCTATTTAGAAGATAGGTTGATTAATCTTATAACAAAAGTGAAGTGGAACAGGGGGGTAGTTAAACAAATGATTAAAGAAAATAAATTTAACTCAAACGATAGGGAGATACATAAAAACAGAATGGACAGCTTTATAAATGAGTTAAATCAAATTGAAAAACAATTACGCACTATTGGAATGCGATACAATCCCAAACGACTATTAATAATAAAACAATCAATAAAACAAATACAACAATTAAAACATAACAACTATGACAGTAAGAAAAATTTTTAAATCATTTAAGGAAAGGCAAATACCTTATTCGATAGTAGCGCAAAAAATGAATACTCCTTTAACCACTTATGGAGAAATAAAATTGGAAGAAAAAGATCTACAATATTATTTTATAGTTTGTAAAGATTCATTAATGGTTAAAGATAATGACACAGGTTATGAGTTAGGATTTAGATATAATAAATACAATCAAAATAATAACATACTTGAAAAAAAATTATCTAAACAGATGTTAGATCACTTTAAAGAAAACATAAATGACTTTAATTTAGTTCTGGATAATGAAGTAGGTAAAGCATACGAACCAAAAAATATTACCTCATTTAAAAAATATTATAAAAACCTATACAATTAATTATTATATTTATCAAACAAACAAAAACATAAATTATGAAAATCAAACAAATCGCAGAAAAATATAAATTATCAAAAGACGACTTTTGGGAATTAAAAAGAGGAACAAGATCAATGTGGATAATTACCCACGATGCTTGTGAAAAGATAGCAGCTCAAGAAAACATACAGTTTGGCGCACCTACAATATATAGAGACAGCAACCAAGATGTTGCAATAGTAGGAGATGCTAAAAGAGGTAATAAAATTATCTGGTCAACTGGTGAAGCAAGCCCTAAAAACTGCAAAGCTCCTTACCCTTTTGCAATGGCTGAGAAACGATTAAAAGATAGATTAGTATTAAAATTAATTAACGCCTACGAATATGGTATTTATTCAGATTCTGAAGCAGATAACTTTAAAAAACAATGATAGAAACAAACGTTTTAGAGGTGATACAAGTGGTCTTGCTTTGCCTCACATTGGGAGTTGTTATTGGTACTCAATTAAATAAAAAATAAATTATGAATCAATTTAAAATAAGATGTTCAGCTATTAACAGTATTATGACTAAACCTAAAAAAGATAGGTTGGTTTCTGCTGGAGCTGAGACATACTGCAAAAAATGGTATACTGAGCAAGTATATGAAAGAAAGGAGCAAGTCTACAGTAAGTATATGGAAAAAGGAAATGAAACAGAAAATGAATCCATTGACTTTATATCAAATTATTTACAGCTTGGATCTTTAATTAAAAACGATGAATATTTTAGTAATGATTTTATGACTGGAACTCCTGACGTTATAACTGACAATGAGATCATTGAAATTAAAAACAGTTGGAATTGTTTTACTTTTCCTTTATTGGAAACAGAGATACCAAACAAAGGTTATTACTATCAAGCTCAAGGATATATGCACTTAACTGGTTTAAAAAAAGCTAAATTAATTTATACGCTTATGAATACACCAGAGCATTTAATTGAGAAAGAATACAACCCTTTTAAATCTGATGAAAATTACGAAGATTTTAGAGAAAAGTATTTATTTAGTAATATAGAACATCAATATAGAATAAAAACGTTTGATATAAGCTACGATGAAGAAGTAATAGAAAATATTATTGATAGAGTCAATGCTTGTAGAGAATACATAGAAACAATTAAAATATGAAAAAGTTTGCAATAATAGGTGGATTAAGTTTAATGACTGCTGGAACTACTAACATGGTTTGGCATAATCAAGATCTTAATTTAAATCCTAATACATTTGCAATAGCTACAGGGGGGTTCTTTGTAGCTATGGGAATAACGTATAAATTTTAATGATTAAAAAAGAATGGCATTTTATGTCAGATTACAAACAAAAACAAATAACAATGGAAAAACAAAAAACAATATATTGTGGTGGCGGTAAAAAAATGGGAGCTGACTGGTTAAAAGTAACAGTTCATTTAGATAAAGCCAAAGAACACTTTTTTGAATATAAAGGTAATACATACCTTAAATTAAATATTAATATTAAAGATCAACCTGACCAATATGACAAGGATGTTTCTTTAAGCGTTGATACTTACCAACCAGAAGAACAAAAGGAAACAAAGCAAGAGGCAGAAGCCAAAGCGGATCTTCCGTTCTAAATTAATCAAGGGGTGTAACAACCCCTTTTTTAAACCTTATATTTGAAGAAAGATAAATTAAATATCGGAAAAAATGAACCATATTATATAGACGAAATGGATTACGGAACTTTAAATATTAATTATAAATTTAACGAATTAAACTATAAAGAAATCTTAGCATACAAAAATTACGAATCAAAACACAAATCATATTATGAAAGAATTTCCATACATAAAATTTAATGTCAATCAATGGCTAACAGGAACTATTGCGTTCCAAAGGTTAGACGTTCAAGGAGCATACATGAAGGTCTGCTGCTATTATTGGTCAAAAGGTTGCGACTTGCCAAGAGATCATTTTAAATCTATCGTTCCAGAATATTATAATACATTACTAAAAACAAACTTAATTAAAGTTGTAGAAGGTAAAATTGTAATTGAATGGTTAGACGATATGTACAAAGATAATTTAAAGAGATCTAAAATAAATGCAGCTAACGGAAGAAAAGGCGGACTAAAAAAAGCGTTCGCTAAAGATTCGCTTAGCATAAAGAAAAGAGAAGAAAAGAAAATAAAAGATCCTTACTTGAATTTACAACCAGAAGTTTTAGAAAAATTAAAAAACTTAAAGAATGCTTAGCAGTAATAAGGATTCATTAAAGTATTTATTTGACTACAAGGATGGTAAAATAAAGAAAGGTTTAGGAATAGGCTGTTTATTAGATGACAACTTTGTATACAAACAAGGTGAGTTTAATATGTTTTTAGGCTTAGACAATGTCGGCAAGACTAATTGGATAGTATGGTACTTAACAGCATTAAGTAAATTACATGGCAAGAAGTGGTGCGTTTGGTCTGGAGAAAATAAAGCTGGTCAAATTAAAAGAGATATAATACAGTTTTGGTCTGGAGAAAGTTTAAAGGAATTAAACAAGAGCGAAATAGAAAACTATCATAATATCATAAATGAGTATTTTATTTTTATAGATAATAGAAAACTATACGATCATAAAGACTTACTAAAGATATTTAAAGAAACAGAATGTGATGGTGGTTTTATAGATCCTTTTACTGGATTGAATCATAATAGAAAAGTATCGCAGTTTGATAGAAATTATCAGATCTGTAATGATGTAAGAGAATTTTGCAATAGAACAAAGAAGTCAATATTTATTTCTATACATCCACAAACAGAAGCAGCAAGAAGGGTATTCCCACCAGATCACGATTTGGCTGGTAATATACAACCACCAAGAAAAGCAGATTGCGAAGGTGGTCAAGTGTTCCCGAATAGAGTAGACAATTTTATTTGCTTACACCGACTAATTTATAGCGAAGCACTTTGGATGCAAACAGAAGTCCATGTATATAAAATAAAGGATAAAGAAACTGGGGGTTCACCTACAATGCTTGGTAAGCCATTAAGATTTGACTACAATAATGGATTAGGTTTCACAATAGGAGGTAATAATATTTTAAAACAAAAACAATGAAATACAAATACGAAGACATAAAAAATTTTATGAAGTTTAAAACATGGACTAATAAAGATAAAATAAATACACTTTTAGAAATAGACTGTTCGCTTTATGCTCATTTAGGAACAGACTCTACTAAAGCAGAAAAAGAAGAAGTTAAAAGGAAAAGCATAGAGATATACAGAACTATTAAAAAGATAGACAAAGAGCTTGGAGATCAATTTTTATTAACGATGAACTTAAAACAATGAATGATTTAGATTTTATACATAGCAAGAATAAATTAGAAATATTAATTCTAAAGATCGAAAACAAATACAATAATATAAATATACCAGATGAAGCTAAAAGCTCCTTAGATGCTTTGTATCACACCTTAAATCTCATATTAAAGCAAGAAAATTACATTCAGACTTTGAAAAGTGAAATAATTTCCATAAAATTACAAAATATTGAAGCTTACAAGGAAACTTCAAGACTAAAAAATAAAGTTAAAAAGATATTATGAAGGGTTTATTATTAATTACAATTGTATCGCATTTAATTAGTTTTATGTCTGGAATTGTACTTGTGAATATTATAAACAAATATTGTGAAGAAGATTAAAAAATATGAACAATCAGACTTGGAGAATCTTATTACTGATTCTTACATTAGTAATGCTATTAATTACTTCTGCCATACACATCCGAATGACTCTGAGCTTGGCGCAATAATTAGAAAACACTTTCAAAAGTTATGAGTTTAAATGCAAATCAAAAGGGTAAAAGGTTCGAGCTAAAAATTGCAAAAGATCTTGCAAAGAAGTTTGACACCAATATAAGAAGAACACCTAACTCTGGTGGCTTAAGCATAAAGGGCGATATAATGACAACGTCTGGCATATTAAGCGAGTATAGTTGGGAGTGTAAGAACCAAGAGAAATTAAACATCTGGAAAGCGTTAGAGCAAAGCGAAGGCGATGCAAGGGGAACATTAAAAACTCCTGTTGTAGTGTTTACTAAGAATTTTGAAAAGGATTACATTGCCTTACAGTATGATGACTTTGTAAACATATTACTTGAATTAGATGAGTACCGAAGTAAATAGCATATTAAAGATATTAGTTAGAGACGAGGCTATTTGGTTAAACATGGCTGAGGAGATTAGCAGCAATAGTAAAGTGCCAGCAAAAGATTTATTGCATGATTTTTATGTTACTTTACACAGTAAAATTGATAATGATAAAGTAAAAATTAACGATATTCTATATAACGATTCTTTAAATAAAGCGTTTATATATAAAATGATGCACAATATATTTATTGATACAGTTAGAGTTGACAGGGAAATAGTTATCCAAAAAGATTTAAAAAACATAGTAGAAGCTGACAACGATAGCTATGTAGATATAGAGAAAATGGTTGACGATATAGTAAATGAATTTTACTGGTTTGATAGAAAGCTATTTAATTTATATAGAAAGAAATTCCACAGCATTAGAAAACTATCAGCAGCAACCAACATCTCTCACGTTGTAGTATGGAGAACAATTAACAATTGTATTAAAGAAATAAAAAAAAAGATTAATGAAAACTGAATACTTAATTAAGAAAATAGGTAATGAAGTTATAGACTTGTTATTAGAAAAGAATGCAGCTTACGGAGATACTGCAAACAATCCCTCTAATATATTTAGCAAGTTAGATTCTACCGAAGCAATCAAAGTCAGAATAGATGACAAGTTAGCAAGAATAAAAAACAAAGGATTAAACGACAAGACAGAAGATACGCTTAGCGATTTAATTGGTTACTTAGTATTATTAAAAATAGCATATATAAAAAATGAAAAGTAAAGGTTTAGGCGATAGCATAGAAAAGGTTACAAAGGCTACAGGAATAAAGAAAGCTACTGACTGGATATTTGACAAGTTAGGCAAAGACTGCGGATGCGATGCAAGAAAAGAAAAGCTAAATAAAATGTTTCCTTACAAAGATCCTGAATGTTTAACGGAAGATGAATACATGTATTTAAAAGGATTCTTTAGTATTAATAAAAACGTAGTTAACAGTCCAGAACAAAAAGAACTATTAAAGATTCACAATAGAGTGTTTAAAACAAAACGAGAGACTTCCAGTTGCGGTTCTTGTGTTAAAGGTTTAGTTGATACGATGAAGAGATTATATAACGAATATGAATATGACCGAGAAAATAAAAGCAATTGAAAGAAAGCTATTAAAATTTTTTAAAGATGAAAACACAGAAAGTAAAACTAAGCGAAGTAAAAAGAAATCCAGACAATCCAAGACTGATAAAGGATAATAAATTTCATAAGTTAGTAACATCTATTATTGAATTTCCTGAGATGCTGGAGATTAGACCAATAGTTGTTAATGACGATATGGTTGTGCTTGGTGGTAATATGCGTTTAAAGGCTTGCCAAGAAGCTAAGCTAAGAGAAGTGCCAATTATTAAAGCAAGTAAATTAACAGCGGAACAACAGCGTGAATTTATAGTTAAAGACAACGTTTCTTTTGGCGAATGGGATTGGGATATGATTGCAAATAAATGGGATTCTGTTGAGTTAGGTGACTTTGGTATGGATGTATGGAAGAACTATGATGATGAAGTTAATAAAGTTAATTCTGGAGATGAAAACTCTGAATGGGTTGGTATGCCAGATTTTGAACCAAAGGAAGATGTAGTTAAAATTATTATTTCTTTTGATACGGAACAAGATAGAGAAGATTTTAACAATAAATATGAATTAAAATATAGTTCACAAAAAGGAAAAACTTGGACAACAAAATATCCATATAGAAAACAAAAAGACTTGACTTCAATTAGATATGAATAAATATCCAATTTATATAGTTTCAAAAGGTAGGTGGGAGAATCCTATGACTGCTAAGTTTTTTATTGCAGATGGTGTTGATTTTAAGATATTAGTTGAACCACAAGAGTATGACAACTATTGTAATTCAATAGGCGAAAAATATGTAATAAAATTGCCATTTTCTAATTTAGGTAAGGGTAGTTATCCAGCCAGAAATTACGCATGGGAAGATAGTATTAAAAATGGTTATGAAAGGCATTGGTGTTTTGATGATAATATAGCAAGAGTTCGTAGAGTATTTAAAGGGAATAAAATACCTTGTAATTCACTTAAAGCAATAGAAGTTCTTGAGGATTTTACAGATAGATACGAAAACATTGGAATAACTGCTTTTAATTATGGTAAATTTGTTGTACCAAGTTCATCAGATAAAAAACCATTTTACATTAATGTTCACGCATATAGTGCTATGTTAATGAAAAACAATGTGCCTTATAGATGGAGAATGAAATATAACGAAGATGTGGATTTATGTCTTCAAGTATTACATAATAAATTATGCACAGTTTTATTTAATGCTTTTGTGGTTGAAAAAATGAGTACAGTTGCAAAAATGAAAGGTGGTAATCAAGATGAACTATATAAAGGTAATGCATACGAAAAGAAAATATTAAAAGCAAGATCTTTGGAGGAAGTTTGGCCACAATACGCAGAAACTAAAATAAGATTTAACAGACCACATCATTATGTTAATTGGAAAAAACATTTTAAACATTCCTTAATAAGAAGAAAAGACATTGACTGGGATAAAATAAAAAATAAAAAGCATAATATTAAATTGACTAAAGTTAGTAATATTAAAAGTGAAGAACTAAAAAAGTTTTATAAAGAAAATAAATAAAATGCCAAACGAAGATAACATAAAAAAACACGAATTTAAAAAAGGTCAAAGCGGAAATCCAAAAGGCAGACCAAAAGGATCTAAGAACAGAAGCACAATTGCTCGAAGATGGTTAGAAGCTACAAGAAAAGGAAAGAACCCTTTAACTGGTGAAGATGAAGTTTTAACACAAGAAGACATTATCACATTAGCTTTAATACGTAAAGCAATGGAAGGCGATGTAGCAGCTTATAAAGCGTTATTAGATTCAGGTTATGGAACAGCAAAAGATACTGTTGATATTAATACAAATAATGCTGGTTTTGACTTTGACGAAATGATGAAGAAGTTAAGCAATAATGCTAAATCCTAAATTTAATATATTTCCTAATAATACAAGATACTATTTATTAACTGGTGGTCGAGGTTCTGGAAAATCATTTGCAGTTGCTTTAAATACTCTCGTACTTTCTTTTGATAATAAATGTCAGCATAAGATCTTATTTACAAGGTACACTTTAAGGTCTGCTTCTATTTCTATTATACCAGAGTTTAAAGAAAAGATTGAGTTAATGGAGTGGGATAGTTTATTTCATATAACTAACAATGAGATAACTAACCTTGAAACTGGTAGCAAGATTTTATTTAGAGGTATTAAAACAAGCTCAGGGGATCAGACAGCTAACCTTAAGTCATTACAAGGCATAACCACTTGGATCATTGATGAAGCCGAAGAAATGGTTGACGAAGATGTATTTGACAAGATAGACTTTTCAGTAAGACAGAAAGGAGCAAAGAACAGAGTTGTAATGGTAATGAATCCATCTACTAAAGAACATTGGATCTATCAAAGATTTTATGAGAATGCTGGAGTGCAAGCTGGTTACTCTGGAATAAAAGGAGAAACAAGCTACTGTCATTCTACTTACTTGGATAATATAGAACACCTTTCAGAAAGTTATATTAACAGGATTAATGAAATGAAAGAGCGTAGACCTCAACGCTATAAACATACTATTGAGGGTGCTTGGTTAGAAAAAGCTGAGGGGGTTATATTTAACAACTGGAGTTTAGGAGAGTTTAAAGAAATAGGAAAACCAGTATTTGGTCAAGATTATGGATTTAGCAACGATCCTTCAACGCTCGTTAAAACAAGCATAGACAAGGAGAATAAAATAATATATGTTCAATTATGTTTTTATAAAACACAGCTAACCACAAGCGCACTCTCTCTGTTAAATAAAGAATTTGCACAAAATAATTTAATAGTAGGAGATTCAGCAGAACCAAGATTAATAACAGAACTAAGTAGAACCTGTACAGTTGTGCCAGCTATTAAAGGGCAAGGCAGTGTTACTTATGGGATTAGTTTATTACAGGATTATGATTTAATAATTGATCCAGATAGTACAGATCTAATAAAGGAGCTTAACAATTATGTATGGTTAGAAAAGAAAAGCCAGACACCTTGTGATAATTGGAATCATGCAATAGATGCTTTACGATATGCAGTTAGCTATCAATTACAAAACCCAAATCAAGGTGAGTATCATTTTTATTAATTAAATATTTTTATTATATTTGACAAAGGTATTGGCTTGGGTGCCATTATTCATTACGTTAATTTTTATTAAAAAGGGTATTCGGCAAAAGAGCGTTACCCTTTTTTTTGTTCTTACTTTTAGCGTTCGCTACAATTTCGCTAAGCATATAGATAAGATAAGAGAAGAAAAGAAAAGAACATTATATATCAGAAATTTAGATTTTTTTTTTAGCTTCGTATATAACGATTAGCTAATTAAAACGTTTATAGATAATGAAACTTACAATTAACATACCTGAACAATTAAGTGAAGTTACTTTAAAGCAATACCAAAAGTGGTTAAAGATTGCTGAAGGTAAAGAACTGGATTCATTCCTACAACAGAAGATGATTGAGATTTTTTGTGATATACCACTAAAGAATGTTCTACAAATAAAAGCAAGCGACATTAATAATATTACTGAAGAACTTACAAAGCTGTTTACTAATACACCTAAGTTTATAGATAGATTCGAAATGAATGGTAAAGAATTTGGATTTATACCTAAACTCGATGACATTAGCTTTGGTGAATACGTTGACTTAGATACCTACCTTGCTGACTGGGAGTCCATGCACAAAGCAATGGGTGTTTTATTTAGACCAATAACATTCAAAAAGAAAAAGCAATACTTAATAGAAGATTACGATAGTGCTGACAAGTACGATATGACAGAAGTTACTTTAGATGTTGCTTTTGGTTCGCTTGTTTTTTTTTACAGTTTAAAGAACGAATTACAGAAAACTATCCTGAATTATTTAGCAACACAACAGGAGATAGAGCTACCTCAGCATCTGCGGGATTCTCTGCAAAATGGGGTTGGTATCAATCTATCTACGGACTCACTAATGGAGATATTCTCAAATACAATGAAATTACCAAATCAAAACTACACACCTGTTTAATGCACTTAGCATTTGAAAAGGATAAATATGAATTAGAGCAACAAATATTAAAAAGAAATCAAAGATGACAAAAGAAGATATATTAGAAGAATTAACAAGCAGAGATTTATTAATTGAGAATGAACACATTATCCTTGTAGATGGATTTGAAGAAGCATTTATAGGTATATCAGCAAACAACCCAATTAAAGCAGTTTACGATTATTGGATATGTTTAGATTTATTAATACAAAGAGAGGGTGTCGACTTTGATGAAGCTATTGATAGTTTAGATGAATTTATTGAACAAGACTTAGGAGAACACACTCCAACTTATATAAAATTAGTATGAACAGTTTTTACAACATAATAGACAAGATTAAAGAAGTAGTTGTAGCAGAACCATTTAATAATGAAATTACATTTGGTGATATTGCTGACATTGATTTAAAGAAGCAGAGCTTATTTCCTTTAGCTCATGTAATGGTCAACAACAGTACTATCAATAACAACTACGTAACTTTTAACATTACTATTTTCTTTATGGATTTAGTAGATATTAGCAACGAACAAGTGACTGATCTATATAGAGGTAATGACAACAGGCAAGATATATTAAACACACAATTAGCTTTAGCAACCAGAGTTATAAGAGTTTTACAAAAGAGTGATTTATACAAAGATAAATTTGAGTTAATCAATCCAGCTACTTGTGAACCATTTACAGAAAGGTTTGACAATATGCTTGCTGGTTGGGCGGTTACTTTTGATTGTGGTACTAAAGATGAAATGACCTACTGTTAATGAGTAAATTTAAACAAGCATTAGAAAAATACGCTAAGTATGTTGTTCAGCAGTCAAGAAGTAATTTGACTAAAAAGAAAAACAACGCTTCTAAGCAACTGTATAATAGTTTAGAGTATAAAATACAAGGAGATAGAGTTTCTTTTCTTAGTGAGAGTTATGGCGAGTTTATTGATAAAGGTGTTAAGGGTGCAAAGTCTACATATCCAGAAAGCTCTGCAAGTCCTTTTAAATATACAACTAAACAACCACCAAGTAGAGTATTTGATAAATGGAGTATTAGAAAAGGCATAGCACCAAGAGATAAGCAAGGTAAGTTTGTAAGTAGGCAATCACTAAATTTTTTAATTGCAAGAAGTATTAAAAACAAAGGTATTAGAGCAACATTATTTTTTACTAAACCTTTTGAAAGGGGTTTAGATTTATACGGAGATGAAATAGCTGAGGGCTACATAAAAGATAAAATAGGAATAGAATGAGTACAATAATAAGAACAAGAAGCCCTTTTTTCATAAGGACACCACAAGAAACCAATAGTGAATTAAGTTACTTTCAAATTAATATAACTGTATTTGGTGGTTTAAGTAATTCAACGGAACAATGCGATGATTTATATGCAACCTATTCACTACAAAAAAAACCAATTGGAAGCGAAGATTCTGTTAGTGTAGATATTAGCGAAATAGTAAACGACCATCTTGAGCAAATATTTACTGGAGTTTATTCTGTATCATCAGCAAAAAGCTCTATTTGGGTAACTGTTGCAACATCTCCAAGACAAGCAGATGGTTCTTTAATAGATGATGCTTCAATAACTTCAAACACTTATTTAGCTCAAGAAGGTTACAATCATTTTAAAGATGGTGTTAACTATACAGCAGAACCTATTGCAATGATTAGTGGAAGTTATTTACAATACCATCAAGGAAGTACAATTACAATACCAGTAAATGTTGAACGAGTTATTTCTATTCAATGGAAGTCAGGTACAAGCACAAGAGAAACAGATAGTTTTGCAGATAATGGAAATCAAAACCAAAAAATAGGATATGCGCAGTTCTCAGGTTCTACAGTATTAGACAATATATTAGTTACCTACGATGATTCGTATGAATCTACTATTACAATAGTACCAATTGAAGAATGCAAATACCCAGTTCATAAAATTACTTTTGTTAATAGATGGGGAGCAATGCAAGATTTATTTTTCTTTAAAAAATCTACAGAAAGTTTAGAAACGAGAAGCGAAAATTTTAATAGAAGTATATTTGAAGCAAGGAATGTAGTTTTGTCACCACCTGAAGAAGGTGTTAATTGTGATGAATCAATTACATATAATACTTACTCAACAACAGCACACGCAAAGAAAACTTTTAATTCTAATGCTACTGAAAGCATTTCTTTAAATACTGGTTTTGTTAACGAATTAATGAATCCATATTTTGAGGAGTTAATGGTTAGTGAATACATTTGGCTAACTGATTCAACTAATACAATTTATCCTGTTAATTTAAAAGAAAGTTCATTTACTTACAAGACTGGTTTGAATGATAGATTAATAAATTACACAATGAATTTTGAAAAGTCATTTAGCTTAGTAAATAATATTAGATAATGCAAAAAGTAGTTCTATATATACAACCACAACTTAGAAACACAACAACGGAACAAGATTTTGTTAGAGTTGATTTAATGGAAGAAGAACTTATTTCATTAACTCAGGTTATTCAAGATGTTAGTGACATAGATAAAATATTTACGGATTATAGTAGAACTTTTAATTTACCAGCAAGTAAAACAAATAATAAGATCTTTAAGCATTGGTACAACCCAGAGGTTGAAGGTTTTGATGCTAATATCTTTTGTGAGTCAAGAATTGAATTAAACCACCTGCATTTTAGGTTTGGTAAAATACAATTAAATGAGGTTGCTATGAAGTATGGAGAGCCATCAATGTACAAGGTTACATTCTTCGGAAATACAGTAACTTTTAAAAATAAGATTAACGAAGACCAGCTGTCAGATTTAGTTTGGTTAAATAATTTTAATCACAATGCAGATGCTGACTATGTAAAAGACGCTTTAGAAAACGGAAAAAACTTCACAGTTGATAGTGTAAGTTATACTGATGCAATTATATACCCATTAATAGCACACTCACAAAGTTATATTTATGATAATCAAACTGGCTCTGCTAATTTAAGCAATGGTTTAAATATTAGCACAAATTCATCACATCACCAACAAAGAGGTGTTGTTCCTGAAGATTTAAAACCAGCTATTCCAGTAAAGAATATTATTAAAGCAATTGAAGAACAATACAGCATAATTTTTAAAACTGGCGAGTTCTTTGATTCTACTGCAATGGATAATTTGTATCTATGGTTGCATAGGGCTAAAGGTAGAGTTACAGGAGATTTATTAGTTGAATTAAGTGGTGTTACGTTTATATGTCAAACAACTGCTAATTGTGTTCACTATAATGGTACAACTTATGACTCAGTTGAATTTGAAGAAGGAGATTATATATTTACACAAAGGTTTTCTGCAAGTGCTAATCCACCTACACCAATGGAAGAAGGATTCAAATTTACTGCTAATATAACACCAGCTTCAAGCTCCATACCCTACTCAATTGAAATTGTTGACAGCTTAACAGATACTATTGTAGCAACAGCAAACAATTTAACAGACGCTCAAAGTCATTCAATTGGTTATGGTTTTGGTCAATCTAATTCATTAGCATTAAATGAGTCAAGAAGATTATTTGCAAGAGTTAGAAGTGTTGACCCTTTAACATTTTCTGCAAGTGTTTCTTTAGACCATTCATTTTATAATCCAAGCACGCAAAGGAGAGAATATAATTTGATTGCTAATTACAATAGTCAATCTTCAAGCATTGTTACAAGTGCTACAATAATAATTACAGAACAAATACCACAAATTAAAATTAAAGACTTTCTAAATGGTTTGTTTAGAGCTTTTAACTTAACTGCTTATGTAGACTTTTTCGGGCAAGTAATTGTTGAAACTTTAGATGATTATTATGCGGGTGGTAACACTTTTGACATTACTGAATTTGTAAAAACTGATGAACATACTATTAGCGATGCGTTACCATTTTCAAATGTAGATTTAGAATATTCAGAACCTAAAAGCATTTTGGCTCAAACGTTTCAATCTTTAAACAATAGAAGATATGGCGAATTAACTTACATTGGAGATGCAAGCAAAAAAAGAGAATATAAAATCACATTACCTTTTGAGCATATGTTATTTGAAAGGTTACAAGATAAAACAAGCGGAGCGTTAACTACAGTACAAGTTGGTAGTTTCTTAGATGATAATTTAGAACCAAGTATAGGACAGCCATTATTGTTTTATGGTATTCATCAACAAGATGTTTCAACAGTAATTAATTTTCTATATAGTACAAGACCAGAAACTTACGCTGCTTTATGCCCATCAGGAACTAATTACAATTTAGAAAGTTATTGGATACCAAGTGCTTGTAATGAGTTAGGAACATCAACAACAGCGCCAACTTACAATCTAAACTTTGGTAGTGAAATAAACACTTATACTTTAACTGATTATGGTGGTAATAATAACAGTTTGTTTCAAACTTATTATACTAATTACATTACAAGAATATTTAACAAGAAAACAAGAATATTTAAATTCTCTGCAATACTACCATTAAAAGTATTATTGAATTTAACTTTAGATGATTTGATTATAGTTGGTACAAGAGCTTATACTATAAATAAAATGTCAAGTAAATTACAATCAGGAGAAACGAATTTAGAACTATTAAACGAACCAACGTGAAAACAATATTAGAAGCATTAGAATTTTGTAAAGAAAATAAACTTTACGATAAATACATTAAAATAGCATTAGGTGTTAATAAAGTGCCAATGACAATTAAAGAAGGTTTTAACCAATTAAGAATGAAGAAATGACTAAAGTAGTAAAAGTTATATTAGAAGCAGAAACTGGAAAAGCGAATGCTAATTTAAACAAGGTTAATAAGAGTTTAAAAACAACTGAGAAACAAGCAAAAGAAACATCTGGAGCAATGACATCTGCTTTTAATGCTTTACCAGCATCAATACAAGGTGCAATAGGTCAAGTTAAAAATCTTGGTACATCTTTTAAAGCGTTAGCAGTTGGCGGTAGTGTTGCTGCAATTGCTGGTCTTGGTTCTTTGTTTGTAATGGCAACTAAAAAAGGAGCAGAGTTTGCAAAAGCATTATCTGGATTAGAAGCTGTGCTTGGAGCAAGCGATGCTGAAATTAATCAACTTTCCAACTCAGCAAAAGAACTTGGTGCATCAACTCAATTTACATCAAAACAAGTTGTTGAACTACAAACAGAATTCGCAAAACTTGGATTCTCTACTAAAGAAATACTTGAATCTACAAAAGCAACATTAGATTTAGCTGCTTCTTTGGATGTTGGTTTGGGTGAAGCTGCAATGATAGCTGGTTCTACATTGAGGTCGTTTGGTTTAGAAGCAGCAGAAACTCAAAGAGTTGTTGATGTGATGGCTTTATCAACGAGTAAATCTGCTTTAGATTATGAAGGTTTAAGAGAGTCTTTAAAAATGGTAGCACCTTCTGCAAGAGCTTTGAATGTAGACATTGAAGAAACTACTGCTTTGCTTGGCATTTTAGCTGATAATGGAATAAAAGGCTCGATGGCTGGTACTGGTTTAGGTAAAACATTTATTGAATTAAATAAAAAAGGCATTCCATTAAATGAGGCGTTAGAGAAAATAAAAAATAGTTCAAATGCTCTTAACGACGCAATTGACTTAGTTGGAGATAGAGGTGCAAAATCACTTTTAACTTTAGCTAATAATGCTCCTAAAATAGATGTATTAACTGAATCTTTTAGAAACTCACAAGGAGCAGCACAAAGATTAGCAGAAACAAGGCTTGACAATTTAGCTGGTGATACAACTAAACTTGGTTCAGCTTGGGAAGGTTTCTTATTATCTATTGAAGATGGCGAAGGATTATTTAACAGTATTGCAAGAGGTATAGTTCAAGCTACAACATCGCTGTTAAATTTTATAACACCAACTGAAAAATTATCAGAATCTTTAGAAAAAGAAAGATCATCTTTGTTTAGGGTGCAAGCGCAACTTGGAAATGTAAACACTACACAAGAAGAAAGAACATCTTTAATTTTAGAACTTCAAAAACAATACCCAAATTACTTAAAAAACATTGATGCTGAAACTGCAAGTAATGAAGATTTAAACGCAGCTATTCAAGAAATAAATAAATCATTAATAAATAAAATACTAATACAAGAGAGGGAAGAAGAAATACAAGAGCAAGCACAAGAAACTGCTGACGAATTAAATAAAGTACTTGATAAAGAAGCTGAAACCCTTGATTATACTGCTAAATTAAGACAAAAATATTCTGATTTAGGTATTGAAATAAAAGCAACTTCACCAAATGAAGTTTTAAAAGAATTAAATGAAATTCAAGAAAGAGAAAATAAACTTCGTGAAGAAGGAAACGGACAAAATAAACTTAAAATTGATGACATTGGTAGATTAGTAAATGAGCAAATTAATTTACAATCTAAAATAAAAGCATTAAATAAAGCAGAAGAAGATTTTCAAGAAGAACAAGAAAAAGGAAACAATTTAATAAAAGAAAAAGATGCTTTAATGGAGCGTCTTGGAATTACAACAGATGATGTTACTAAAAAAACAGAAGGTGGTGTTAAAGCAGATGAAGAGCAAACTATTGTTATAAGAGATTTAATAAAAGAGCAAGAAGAACTATTAGAACAAGCTGAAAAACTACCGCAATCAACAGAAGCGGAACTTGCTGTTAAGAATAAAAAAATTGCCTTAATAAATAAAGAAATTAAAAGGCTTAAATCTTTAGGAATTGAACAAGAGAAAAAAGCTGTTAAAGAAATTGAAGTTACTAATGAATTAAATAAAAAATTATTAGAACAAATTGAAATAAAAGAAGATTTAGATGATTTTGATTTAGAAGAAGAAGAACCTGTTTTTGAAACAGATTTTTTAAAGAATACAGAAAAAGCAAGCAAGTTTCAAACAGAAGTAAAAATTGGAGCTATTGTAAACGAAATTGAAAGAGAAAAGCAATTAAGACTACAACAATTAGAATGGAATAAAGAAAACATTATTAAACAATCTATTCTTGATGGAACTTATTCAGCAGAACAAAAAATAGCAATAGAAAAAGATTATCAAAGAAAAAAATCAGAAATTGAAATTGACGCTGATGAAAAAACTAAAAGACAAAAAATAGATAATCAAAATGCTATATTAAACGCAACAAGTTCAGCTTTAAGTTCTATTGGTCAAATTGCTGATGCTTTTGCTGGCGATGACGAAGAAAGGGCAAAGAAGGCTTTTAACATAAATAAAGGATTAGGTATTGCTCAAGCAATAATAGCTACATCACAAGGTATAATGAATGCTTACACTAATCCAGTTGATGTTGCAAGTGGAGTTGCGTTTGCGAAAAGTATTGGCATTGGTTTAGCTGGAGCTGCACAAATAGCAACAATTGCAAGTACAAAGTTTCAGCCTGCTGATGGCGGTGGTGGAAGCGCACCAAGTCCAAGCATTTCAGGGGGTGGAGAATCATCTACACAACCACCAAGTTTTAATGTAGTAGGTCAATCAGGGTTTAATCAAGTGGCTGGAGCATTAGGGCAACAACAACCAGTACAAGCGTATGTTGTAGCTGGTAACGTAACAACAGCACAACAATTACAAAATAATACAATTACACAAGCAACATTTTAAAATAAATACAATGGATATAATAGAATTAATATTAGACGAAGATAGTGAAGGTCTAACTGGAATCGAAGCGGTTAGCATTGTCGAGCTACCAGCGATAGAGTCTGACTTTGTAGCACTATCAGAACAGGAAATTAAATTGGCTAAAGTAGATGGCGAGAAGCGTTTATTAATGGGAGCTGCTTTAATACCCAACAAACCGATCTTTAGAAAGAATGGAGACAACACTTTCTATGTTTACTTTTCTGAGAAAACAGTAAGAAGGGCAAGCGAATTGTTTTTCCAAAACAGTATGCAGAATAACGCAACCTTAGAACACGAAATGGAGATTAATAACTTGACTGTTGTTGAATCGTGGATTGTAGAAGATACTAAAATGGACAAAACTAACAAGTATGGTTTAAGTGTACCTAAGGGCACTTGGATGATCAGTATGAAAGTAGAAAACGAAGACGTTTGGAAGAACTACATAGAAACTGGCAAAGTAAAAGGTTTTAGCATAGAGGGTTTTTTC